CCTTTTTCTTGAGTAAATCTTAAAAATGAGGTTCGGAGGGATCCCATTTAGGAGGTGGTTCAATGGCTCGCCCGGCTAAAGCGGTCAATACAAAGACCGGAACAATCACAAAAGAGGAGGAATCCATCCGAAAGGAAACGGAGTCAAGACTCAAAGGAAGTTGCAACCGACTTAATCCTCCGAAATATCTGACAGACGATCAAAAGAAAGTATTCCGCTATATCATCAAAGAGATGAAAGAAGCGGACATTCTGGGAAACCTCGATGTGTATGTTCTCACAACGGCATCGATAGCGATTGATCGTTTGGCAAAGATGGAGCAAGACATCAATGAGAATGAAAAGCTCCTCTTTGATACTCATTTTATGCAAGCAAAGGATAAATATACAAAGGATTTTTTCCGGTGTTGTAACGAGCTTTCGCTCTCACCACAAGCGAGAGCCAAGCTCTCAATAGCGAATGTAAGTGCTATGAAAGAGAGCAAAAATCCCTTGCTTGATGCCCTGGATCTATGACAATGAGTCAGCATCCATCATATATTTATGCTGAAAGCGTGGTGAAACATAAGATCATTGCTCCGAATTATGTCGTAAAGCAATGTGAAGTGTTCAAGCTGATATGTGACGGAAAAGATACGGCTTATTTTGTAGACGAGGAGCGAGTGACCAAGATCGGAAAGATCTTGAAGCTCATCCGGATGCCGAAAGGCTTGAAAATCAATCAAAGAATATATGATTGTATCGCCGGCTTTCAATGGGTGCTCATCATCTCCGCTCTTTGCGTGATGGAAACCGACAATCCCGAAAAACGACGATATGAAACCGTGCTCCTTGAAATAGCACGAAAGAACGGCAAGACATTCATAATTGCGGTTCTTTTTATTTTGCTTTTTTTCCTTGAGCCGAGATATTCGAGATTCTTTTCGGTGGCTCCGGATGGAGCATTGTCCAGAGAGATCAAGACGGCTCTTGAGGAGATTATCGGGTACAATCCGAAGATCCTCACTCAAGAGGGAAAAGACAAAATGTTCCGGATCCGACGGGATGATATCGAGTGCTATGTGACAAATTCAAAGTATATTCCATTGAATTATTCAAACTCACGACTCGACGGCAAGCTCCCGAATGTGTTCCTTGTTGACGAGGTGGGTGCGCTCCCGAATAGTTATGCGGTTGAAGCGATGCGCTCCGGTCAGCTTACCATCTTGAACAAGCTCGGATTCATCATCTCGACGAAATATCCGACGGCAAACAATCCTTTTGAGGATGAGGTTATATATGCAAAGAAAGTCCTCGACGGTTTTGTCCAGGATGATAAGCTCTTTGCTCTCCTATTTGAGCCGGATGATGTGAGCGATTGGATGAGTGATGATACGATCCTCGCTCATGCGAATCCTCTTGCGCTGGAGATCGATGAGATTTGGGATGATCTGATCTTGAAGCGAAAAAGGGCGATCGAGGTTGAGTCAGCTCGTGAGAATTTCCTCACAAAGCATTGCAATATCATTTATCAAGGCATGGGAACGGAAACATATATCCCGATTGATAAAGTTAAACCGTGCGCTTGTGAGAGCATCGATTTCACGAATCGGGAGGTATGGATCGGTGTCGATCTGGCTCAAACAAATGACAATTGCTCCGTTGCTATTGCTTCCGTCGATGAGAATGACAACATTCTCGCCGATGTGATCTCTTTCATACCGGAGGGACGCATCGATGAAAAGAGCAAATTTGAAAAAGTCGATTATCGGAGATTCATCCAGCAAATGAAATGTATCGCTTGCGGTGACATGGTGGTCGATTATTCGGTCATCGAGGATTTTGTCTCCCAGATTGAGGAAAAATACGGATGCAAAATCAACTCGATCGGATATGACCGTTGGAACGCTCTTTCGTCGGCTCAAAAATGGAGCCGTAAATTTACGACGGTGGAGATCCGTCAGCACTCCGACACACTCCATCCTCCGACGAAACTCTTGTCGGAAAAGATCGAGAACGGAGAATTTCGTTATGTCAAGAACACTCTCCTCGAAATCAATTTCGAGAATGCGAGATGTACTTTTGACAATAATATGAATCGCTATGTAAACAAAAAGAAATCAAACGGCAAGGTGGACATGGTGGTCTCGCTCATCAATGCGGTGTATTTGATGCAACAAGACATCATATTCAGCGACCGGGATTTCATAGTTCAAGTGATTTGAGAGGTGACAAGATGGGATTATTTGATTTTTTCAGACGAAAGCCGATTGTCACGGAGATCAGAGAGAACACAAATCTCGATAGTGATGTGATAAGTGATCCACTCCTCCGGGCATTGATAGGAAAGGATGAAATTGACCGTGATACGGTGATGAACATTCCAGCAATATCGGCTTGCGTCAATCGTATTGCCGACACGGTGGCATCACTCCCGATCAAGCTCTATAAAAAGGACGGTGAAACGGTTCAAGAGGTCACGGATGATCCGAGAACAAACCTTTTGAACAATGACACCGGGGACACGCTGGACGGATCGCAATTCAAAAAGGCGATGATCATGGATATGTTCCTCGAAAAAGGTGCATATGCATTCGTGAATCGTATCGGCGGAGTTGTGCAATCAATCCATTATGTTGAAGCAAAGAACATCTCTTTCGAGGTCGGATCGGATCCGATATTCAAAGATTATCGGATTCAATGTTACGGCAAGATTTATGAGGGCTGGCAATGGGTGAAGCTCCTCCGGAACACGACAAACGGTTACAAAGGACGCTCCATCATCGAGGAGAGTTCGCTCTTGCTCAACATTGTTTATGCGTCGCAAGAGTTTGAAAAGAATCTGGTCAAGACCGGAGGAAACAAAAAAGGATTCATTCAATCCACGGTTCGACTCACGGTGGAAGCGATGCAAAAGCTCAAAGATGCATTCCGCAATCTTTACTCGAACAATACCGAGAACGTGGTCATATTAAACGACGGTCTCTCATTCAAGGAAAGCGCAAATTCTTGTGTCGAATTACAGTTGAATGAGAACAAACAAACCAATTCGGACGAGATTTGCAAGGTCTTTCTCATTCCTCCGGCAATTGTGAACGGCGGAGCGACCGATGAGGACAAAAAACTCTATTATGAGGGATGCATTCTCCCGATCCTGGAGAGGTTTTCAACGGCGATCAACCGTGTTCTCTTGACCGAGGATGAAAAGGACACAATGTTCTTTGCATTCGATTCGACGGATCTTACAAAGAGCGACATCGAATCGAGATTCAAAGCGTATGAAATCGCTTGTCGAAATGGATTCATGCAAGTTGATGAAGTACGAAAGAATGAGAAGCTCCCGGCTTTCGGGCTGGACTTCATAAAGCTCGGATTGCAAGATGTCCTTTATTTCATGGACACAAAGCAAGTTTACACTCCGAACACGAACAAACTCTCCCAGATGGGCGAGGATGTGAGTGCTCCGGAGACGGATCCGAGTGAGAAACTACCGAATCCGGACACGGATGAGGATATCAAACAAGGAGGTGAGGTTGGTGATGAGGATTGAAATTCGAGACGATTGCATCATGATCGACGGTTATGTCAATGCGGTCGAGCGTGAAAGCAAAGTCCTCCGCAACCGATCCGGAACATTCGTCGAAAAGATCAAAGCCGGAGCATTCGGGAGGGCATTGGATCGAGCAAAACGAACATCCAGCGAGGTGAGAGTTTTGCTCAATCACAACTATGAGCGTGAGCTTACCTCTACAAAAGACGCAACGACAAAGATTTTCGAGGATGCTATCGGATTGCGTTGTCAATGCGAGATTCGCGATGCGGAGGTCATCAAAAAGGCTAAAGAGCATAAGCTCCGTGGCTGGTCGTTCGGTTTCACGGCACTCCGGGACAAATGGACAAAGGGAGAAAATGAGCAAAACTCACATCGTGAAGTGAGTGAGCTGGATCTCCGTGAGGTCTCAATCCTGGATGATTCAAAAATCCCGGCTTACGATGGTACATCCATCGAGATGAGGGATGAAAACGGCGATGATCTGATCGAGGTCAGAGCATTCGACGAGGATGTGACGGTCGATGACAAGTCCACTCCGGACGATAAGTCTTTCGACAATCACGAGTACGAAAATCGTTACTTATCCACTTTTATTTGAGTGGTGAGTATAGGTGCAAAGAATTTTTCAACAAATTAGGAGGAAAAATCAATGAATCTGAAAAAGTATTTAGAGATGAGAGAAGCAAAAAGAGCCGAGATGAAGAAGATTCTCGATAAGGCGAACGAGGAAAACCGTGCGCTCACAAAGGAGGAGAGGGAATCTTTCGACAAGCTCAACGATGAGGTGCGTGATCTCACCGCTACCATCGAAGCGATCCAGGAGGAGAGATCAATTAAGGATCTCAAGGTCGAGGAGGAAGCAAGAGAAGAAAAGAAAGAGGAGAAGTCCGACGAGAAATCTATCGAGGAGCGTGAGTACAAGGCTTTCGAGGATTTCCTCCGTGGTCGTGTTTCCGAGGAGAGATCCGAAGTTCCGATGACAAAGGGTGACAATGGTGCGGTTATTCCTACCAGCATCGCAAACAAGATCATCGACAAGGTTGTTGAGCTTTCTCCCGTGTTCGCAATGGCTGAACGCTACAATGTAAAAGGAACACTCCAGATTCCTTACTACGATGCGACATCCGGCGATATCGTGATGGATTATGCGGATGAGTTTACCGATGGCGAGAGCAAGTCCGGCAAGTTCGCAAACATCTCTCTCGGCGGATATCTCGCTCGTGCGATTTGTGATGTGAGCAAGTCTCTTATCAACAATTCAAGTTTCAACATTGTTGATTTCGTTATCCGTAAGATGGCACAGAAGATCGCAATCTTTATCGAGGGCGAGTTGCTCAACGGTACAGATGAAAAGATCGTCGGTCTTTCATCTCTTACCGCTGGTGTTGTTACCGCAACAAAGGGCAAGATCACCGGTGATGAGCTGATTGATCTCCAGGAGGAGGTTCCGGACGCATATCAGAAAGATGCGGTTTGGATCATGAATCGTGCAACCAGAAAAGAGATCCGTAAGATCAAGGACGGCGAGGGCAATTATATCCTCAACCGTGATCTCAATGCTCGTTGGGGTTACACACTTCTCGGAAAAGAAGTTTATACTTCCGACAACATGGGCAAGCTCGCCGATGCAAGCTCAACTCTTATTTATTACGGCGATCTCAAGGGTCTTGCGGTTAAGGTTTCCGAGGATATCAACATCGATGTGCTTTACGAGACAAAGGCTCGTCAGCACGCCGTTGAAGTTCTGGGATTCGTTGAGCTGGATTCAAAGGTTCAGAATGCCGAGATGCTCACAAAGATGGTAAACCACGCATAATCGAGGAGGTATATCATGAATTACAATGCAAAGAATTACACCGAGCAAGGTGGAGATACCACTCATATCGGCGGTTCGCTTGTATTCGATGAGGGCGGAGTCGTAAAAGGTGGTTTTGTTCCTAATATCGCAACGGAGAATCCCGGATCCGATAGTACAAGCAAAGTGAGAAAGAGCTTGAACGATCTCATCACCGCTCTCAAGGACGGTGGTGTCATTGTTGCTGATGCGCTCAATCTGGCATATGCTCCGGTCACCGATACCGTTGCCGGACACGCTGATCGTCAGTACAACACCGATAAGATTTCAAGCGTTTCCATTGACGGAAATGTGATCACAATCACTCTCTCCGCAAAGGTTTCCGCTCTGAAAGATTTCGACGGCGGTCACGGATGGGGAGTTCATAAGTGGCTTGGAATCGGTCTCGGAGCTGGTCTCGGAGCGATCACCAATCTCAAATATAATGGTGCATCACTTGGAGCCGAGGATGTTGAGGAAGCGACAACTTGCTCACTCTCCGAGGGATATTTCGTTCGTTGGGTCGCAAGTGATCTCGTGCTTGCTGGAGACAACTCACAGAAATCCGTTGACAATTTCAAGTTATGGTCGAGCGGATATGCTGAAACCGAGTATAAGCTCGTTATCGTTGAGCCGACCACATAAGCGAGGTGATAAGTGATGAAGATCAGCGATGTTACAACGCAAAACCTCATCGATTATCTCCGTATCGACAACGCAACGGAGATCGAATCGGCGGAGATTGAACGGATGAAAGCAAGCGCAATCTCTTTCATCACCGGGTACACCGGATTATCAGAGACAGAGCTTGACGATTTCGAGGATCTCACACAAGCTCTTTTCGTTCTCGTGGCGGATATGTTTGACAACCGAAATATGCAATCCGACAAGGCGGTCAATGTCAACAAGATGGTTGACCGGATCCTCGGATTGCATTCGGTTAATTTGTTGTAGGAGGTGAGCGAGATGCAAAGACGGACGCTTGACATCGGTCAGCTCAACAAACGGCTCACTTTTCTCGCCCTGGACGATGATGCGGAGGATGCGCTCGGTCAAATAACCAACGGATTCTCCGAGGTCGGTACTTTCTGGGGATCTCTTTATCCGATACGAGGACAAGAGTTCTATGAGGTGCAAAAGGTTCAAGGTCGTGTCACACATAAATGTTATGTGCGATATAGTGAAGCTCTTGCCGAGCTGGATTCAAATAATTTTCTCCGGTACGGAGGAAAGACATACTCGATCGAGAGTGTCCAGGATGTGGATCTCGCTCATAAGTTTTTAGAGATCTATTGCTCCGAGCATATCAACAAGGAATCAATCCCCGATTATGTACCTCCGACTCCTCCGGTTGTTCCGGATGATGACGAGGACACGGAGGAGGGTGATGAGGATGGATGATGTACAAGTTACATTCTCCGGAATGAACGAGCTTGTCGAATCTCTTGAAAATCTCACACGCAAATATCCCGATAAAGCCGGGGAATTGCTCCAAAAGGATGCGAAAGAGTTGCGGAAAGAGGTCGTAAAAAAGACAAAAGAGGTCACCAATACGGACTCATCGAGTAAACAATCACTCGGAAAAGTCGGCTCATACAAGATTTCTCCGGTGCTCGGCTATGGGACGAGTCAATATGTTGAGATCAGCGCAAAGGCTCCGCATTTTCATCTTGTGGAGCACGGTCACAACAAATATGATTTTCACGGCAATCCGACGGGCGGTTTTGTCCAGGGCAAGCACATGATGCGAGAAACGGTCAAAAAGCACGAGGAGCAAATGCCGAAAACCGTGTCGAGCATGGTTGACACGTTGTTAAAAGAGGAGGGATTGCTTTGACACTTAACGATGTGAAATCGGGAATTGTCGCTATGATAAAGAAAGCATTCCCGACAATCAAAATTTATTCGCTGGCGGTTGTTGAAAAATACAAACGACCAGCCTTTTTTATCCAGCTTAAACC